AATTTGATAGTCAGTGCTCGCTTGAGAGATTACAACGGCAATGCTGGACTCAATGGACAACTACTGGTTAGCACCGGTTCTGGAGTACAATGGCAGACAGTAGAAACAGGAAGTTTAGAAAGTCTATCTGATGTAAATTTAAGCAGTCCACAAGTACAACAGGTGTTGACCTATGACGGCACCAACTGGGTCAACGCTGATTCAAATGCTGTTGTGGCATCTGCGGTTTTTGCATCAAGTCAAAGCGATCTGGGCTATGTAACTGATTTGGTGTTGACTATCACAGAAGATGAAGGATCGGTTGCGGATGTAACCAACAACATTTACGATCTGGGAGTTTTGAGCTTCACAGGTATTATTTCGTTAAATAACATAGACCAATCAATCAAGTCAGATTATTTGGGTTATTCAATTATTTTTGGATTTTAAGGAAAAAAATGGCTCGCCAACTGATAGAAAAGTATATTTTTAGCCCCAACACAGCAGGGGCCGGAACACTAAAATTTCCGGGCAAGGTTGATCTAACCCAATTGTTGATCATTGCCAACAAAACACAACAAACCAACATCTATGCCATTGGCGATCCTACCAAAAACGGCACCATCAGTTACGACCCCGACGACAACACCACATTCTATTCCGAGCAAAACGGTGTAAGCACAGTGACATTCAGTGCTGATACATCGGCCATGTTGAGCAGCGACAAAATTGCCATCTATACCGATGCTCCAAAAAACATCGGTAACGTGGTCAGACCCTATGCGTTTGGTGTTGATGCAATCGAGCGTCAGCGTGTGGCCAATCCACAGAGTTTGATTGACGCAGACTTTGAATACGGTCTGCAACCCACCAAGTGGCAAAACTACACCGATGTACGCAACATTCCTGGTATATATGAAAAGCCCGGCCTGGATCTGTTTATCACCGCTATCACCACCGACGGCGGCAATCCCAGTATCATCACAGTGACCACCAGTGCTGATCATGGATTGAGTGCTGCCCAACCAGTGATCATGTTTGGTCTAGGCAATGTCAGCAATGCTGCACGTGCCGAAGGTGCATTTGTTGTGGCCACTGTTCCCAGCTCAACCACATTTACATTCTTTGCCAAGGGCATTGTGGGCACAGCCGGCGTTTCAATATTCACAGGTAGCACATATGGACGACGTGGCGGTTTTTATGCAGGATCTTCTTTGCCCATCACTGGATATGTCAGCAACGCATCAAGTCCAAGCACAATCACAGTGACTACCTCAGCAGCCCATGGACTGATACCAGGAGCACCGATCGTCAACGTAGTCAGTAGTTCAGGCAGCAACCACACTCTCATGGGTGGTAACTTTTTTGTAGAGACTGTACCTACATCTACCACATTTACATTCACCGCTCGTGTAGGCGGCGCTGTGGACAACGCAGCCATATCAGCCACAACTTTCACACGCAGTGATGCGTTCATACAACACAGGCCATTTGATGGTGGTATCAATTTGGGCACATTCTTGCCCAGCCACGGAGCCAGCGTGTCACGGCAAACTAAAAAATATATGCGTTACCAGTCTGGTAAGGGTATTCTTTGGACATCGGGGGTGTTGTTTAATCCAGTTATCAACCTTGATCAAATCAGTGCATCGGGCACATCTGCTGGAAGCACAATCACAGTGACCACAGAAACTGATCACGGCCTACAGGCCGGTGCCACGATAGAAATATCTGGTGTGGTCACATCAGGCTACAACGGCACATATGGTGTGGTTGGAGTCTCCAGTGAGAGCGTGTTCACACTCACAGCCACAACAACATTAGGCAGTACTTCGGCAGTAATCACCAACTTGCCACGTGTGACTGTGAAAAATTGGCATGGTGCTACTACTCGTGTGGGGGCATTTGATGACCAAAACGGATTGTTCTGGGAATACGACGGAATTGAATTGGCCGTGGTCAAACGCAGCTCTACCTATCAGTTATCGGGATTTGTCAGCGTCACTGCCGGCAGTCAGGCTGTTACAGGAACCAGTTGTAGATTCACACAACAGTTAAAAGTTGGTGACCGCATAGTCATACGTGGTATGACCTACATGGTTGGCTCCATCACTGATGATAATACCATGACTATCAACCCAGAATATCGTGGAGTCAGCAACGCATCCAGCGTCAAAATAGCCATGACCATTGACAACCGCACACCACAAAGTCAGTTTAACTTTGATACCTTGGATGGCTCGGGTATTTCGGGATATGATATTAACCTAAACAAAATGCAGATGTTGGGAATCAGTTTCAGTTGGTACGGTGCTGGCTTTATTGACTTTATGTGTCGTGGTCCAGATGGCAACATGATATTGGTTCACAGAATGAAACAAAACAACATCAATGATGAAGCCTACATGCGTACCGGTAACTCAGCAGTACGTTATCAAGCCATCAATGAATCGGCCAGAGATCGATTGGCCACAGCCATGAACTCATCGGTTACCAGCATGGATCTGTATGATGCCAGTCGTTTTCCGGCCACTGGTGGTACAGTATTGATTGGTAATGAGATTATCAGCTACACAGGAAAAAGTGGAAACACTTTAACTGGCCTAACACGCGGTGCTACTTTCCAAATGTTCGTGGGTGGATCAAATAAAACATTCAGCGGTGGCACCGCTGCCAGTCACGCTATTGGTAACGGATACACCGCAGTGACCTTGATCAGTTGTACTTGTGCTCCTATTGTCAACCATTGGGGTTCCAGTTACATCATGGATGGTAACTATGACAGTGATCGTGGGTATTATTTTAACTATTCTTCATTGAACAACACAGTACTGGCAGACAGTTCAGAGACAATGTTTTTCTTAAGATTGGCTCCCAGTGTAAGCAATTCCATTGCCGGCCAATTTGGAGACAGAGATCTTATCAACCGCAGTCAATTGCTTTTACAAAAACTACAGGTAACAGCCAATCAAAACGTACAAGTTTATGGTATTTTAAATCCAGGAAACATTGATGCTGCTTCTCTGACCTGGACAGCGGTCAACAGTTCTGCCCTAGGAAGCCAACCAAGTTTTGCACAAATTAGCACCAGTAGCAGCACCACAGCAACTCCTGGAGAACAGAATTTTTCAACTTTGGGACAGATCAACGGCTTTGCTGAAATTGATCTTGCTAACTTAAAGGAACTGACTAACAGTGCCATTGGCGGATATAGTAACTATCCTGATGGTCCGGACGTATTGGCTGTGGTTGTTAAAAATCTAGCTGCATCAACAGCTACAGTGAGTGTGAACTTGTTCTGGTCTGAAGCACAGGCGTAACCAAGCATAAATATAGAAACAGAGGAAGATCATGGCAACCCAAGTACAGTTTAGACGAGGAACCACAACACAAAACAACGCTTTTACTGGTGCTGCTGGTGAAATTACCTATGATACTGAGGTTAAAACCCTACGCCTGCATGATGGCACCACGGCCGGCGGCGGCGCCACAGTATTAACCACAGGTGCTACACAAACTGTATTAAACAAAACTTTTAGTAGTGGATCATTCTGGCAAGGCAATGCTGTGGCATTGGCCTATGGCGGAACTGGTGCCAGTCTAACAGCCACACCTGGTGCTGTACCTTATAGCACCGCGTCAGGACTGGGCCTAAGTCTAGCAGGTACAGCTGGACAATTTCTTATTTCGGGTGGCACAGGATCTCCAACCTGGGTTTCTGGATCAGCACTGACTGTTGGTACAGCCACCACAGCGACCAGTGCCACAAACATCACAGGTGGATCGGCTGGTCAGTTGATGATTCAGCAAGATACCAACGTGACCACTTTCATTACAGCAGGTGCCAGTGGTACATTCTTAAAGTCTGAGGGTGCTGGATATGCACCAAGCTGGGCCACAGCTGACGTAAGATTTGGTAACACCACAGTCCCATTGGGCGGTAATAGTGCAGGTGTATTAAATGGCATTACCACATTAAACAGTGATATACAGTTTGTACCATTGCCAACAGGCAATACTGCTCAACGTCCGGGTGGCGCATACAACACTATTAGCCCACAACTGGGACATGTACGATATAACACGCAAATTAGCAGTTTTGAAGGTTATGGCGCAGGTAATGCTTGGAGCTCATTGGGTGGAGTCAAATCAGTTGACGGTTTTACTTATATTCTTGCAGAAACCAGTGCCGGTGCCAGCAACGGTGAATTAGAATTTTATGTAGAAAATCTTGCCGGTACAGCAACAACCAAAGCTGGTGGATGGACAGCGTCAGCATTGACAGTGCAAGTTGGTGCAAATCTTGTGTATCGCAACAGTTCTACATCGGTTTTGCCACCCAGTACGGGAAATATAGATTTAAGAACCAACGGAGGCACAGAAAGCACCCTGGGGGACACCATGGATGCGTTTGGAATACCCACATCAAATTTGGTTACTTTTGATCTGCAAGAACCTTTTTATAGTCTAGAAACACTGGATATTAACACATAGCAAGATAAATAACAAACAAGGACTTAGAGAAAATGCCAACCAGATTACAGTTTAGAAGAGGAGCAAACACAGCCAGCAATTCATTTGTTGGTGCAGCCGGCGAATTGACCGTCAACACAGACCTAGGAACTGTGCATGTACATGATGGATCCACAGCGGGCGGTAATGTTCTAGTAACACAAATTGGCGCACAGACCTTAACTAATAAAACACTGGGCAACACCATTATCAGTGGTAACTTAACTCCTTCGGCCAACCTAATCTATAATATTGGCTCTACTAGTTTTTGGTATAACACATTCTACGGTGTGTCAACCCAGGCCAAATATGCTGACTTGGCAGAAAAATATGAAACCGACGTTGAATACGACGCCGGCACAGTTTTAGTATTTGGTGGATATGCCGAAGTCACAGCATGTACCAAGGATCACGACACAGCAGTGGCCGGTGTAGTTAGTACCAATCCAGCACATCTTATGAATGCTGCCAAGGATGGTGTTGCTGTTGCACTCACAGGTCGAGTGCCCTGTTCGGTAAAAGGACCAGTTAATCACGGCGATGTATTAGTTACCAGTAACATAACAGGTGTGGCACAACGCATTGATAATACTAAATTTGCTCCAGGATGTGTGTTAGGCAAATCTCTTGGCACCATTACCGATGATTCCATAACAACAATTGAAATAGTTGTTGGTCTACATTAATGCAAAAAATAAAAAAAATTTATCGCAAGGAATATGCTGGAGAATCTATTGTTACGGATCTAGTTCTTAGTGACAACGATTGGCAACCAACTACAGAATATCTGGCTAATAGAGTTTTTAATTCATTTACAACCACACAGGCAATCGCCATTGGCAACGGATCAAGTCGACAGGAGTTTGACCTCAAACACATCGCCAATCACAAAGGCGGAATATTGGCCCGAGATAAACTACAAAGCTATGCATGTAATCTAGTGATCAACGAAGGATTCACTCCAGATTTTTTAATTGCTGTTGATCCTGTAAAGGTCAAAACCATTGCTGAATCTGGTTATTGTGACGATCACATTGTGTACACCAATGCTCAATACATTGTAGAATATCCTGGTAAATTTTACTTGGTTCCTCAAAATCCTGCCTACGATGCAGGTGCTCTCGCTGTGTACCTGGCCTGTTTTGACGGACACAAAAAAGTTTACATGATGGGTTACGATAGTTATACCAATGTTGCCGAGCATACATTTTACATAAAAACACTTTCCACAGTCATGGATGTTTATTCTGATGTAGAATTTATACGTGTGATGATGTCGGCAGAGTCGGTTTGTTCAGATGCCCTGACCAACAAATTAAACTTTAGACAAATCAGTTTTAGAGACTTTGTAGTTGAAGCAGATATTGGTTGATTTATTTTAGTATTGATTCTAAGGTTTTGATTTTCTTTTTGACAATATCAAAATTAAAGCTACGCCATAAACCTGGATGCAAAGGTCTGGGATGATCATCGAGTTCCACCCAGCAATACCCACGATGTTCAGGATTTAGTTTTGGCACAAATTCTTTATCGATACCAACTAAAAAAGTGTAATACACAAATTTGCGATTGTCCGCGGTAAAGGTTTCCAGGGGAATAAATTTGCGATTGGTGTAATCTTCTCCAACTTCTTCTTGTATTTCTCTTACCAGGCTCTGTATCACAGTTTCGTTGGCTTCAATTTTACCGCCCACGATTCCCCACGAACCAGCATAACGACTTTTATTTCTTAGCAAGAACAAATAACGATTGGTAGATCTAGCATAGATCAAGGCACCAACACCTTCGGAATAGCCGGCCATTACAGTACCAGACTCCATTCGCCTGATCCGTAAAATCCTTCGTAGCTTTTGACCCAAGCTTCTCCAGTCCAGCGATACTGCATGGTGGTGTTGATGTTTGTGACATACTGAACCGCAGGTTCTCTGCTGTCAAAACTCACAGTCCAATACGAACCGTTGTATTCAATGATATCATTGGCACGAGCAACAAGATCGGTGCCCGGGGGTCCTGCCCAAGCCGCAGCTGATTCGGCGTTGGCCTGACCGATATTGTCTAATATTAGATATCTAGTGCCGGACGCAGGACTTAACAGCATACTATCTACGTCAACGTTTCTTGGGTCGATAATGGCATCAACTGCCTCCAGGGTGTTGGCTGGCAAGGTAGCTTCAAACGGGGTAAACAACAACTGGGTATCGTCAGTGGGATTATAGGCCACTGTGCCAGCGATTTCATGTGGTCCATCGGGGTAAGCAAAAGTCAATCTTACCTCACTGATACCATTGGTGATCTTACCGTAGAGATTCACCAAGTCAGCCCAGCGTACTTTGGTACCGTACACAGTACCATCTTCGGATTCAGTGGCATTGTTTTTATACAAGGTCAAAGTGTTGCCAACATAGGTTAATTCGTAGTTCATAGGAGTAAATCTCTGTTGACTCATTAGACCTTGTGTGGAGAACACTACTTCGGGGCTGAGATCGCCTTGTGCATCGTAGATGCTGGCAATAATCTGTGCAACGACCCCCATTTTTTTAACCTTGGCAGGTAAACTGAGCCAGATAGGCATTTCAAATGTAAGGCTGGCCACGTCAATATTTTCTTCACCACCGGCTGGCACACTTCTACTACTGTAATTCAAATCTGTAAGTAGTACAACACTGAGACTGGTCCAATCTACATAGTTGTCTGTGCTTTGTATTTCCAGGCCAGGGTTGAAAAGAGGCATCATCTGTTCAATCAGTTGGTGTTTTTGTTCAGTATTTGATGTCCATATATCTAATTTCATGGTCAGTTTGTATGGTGCTGGCATCAGGCGTTCCACAGTATAGATACCATCCTGGCTGCGTTCGTACTCTTGTTCTACATCGTTGTACACACGTTCTCTAATTCTAACCACACCCTCGTGATAAGGGTTTTGTAATCTGGTCTGATCATAAGACAAGCCGCTGATGTAGCAGGCCATGGCTGGTACAGCACTGAGAGTGTTTTCGCTGTTGCCACGCAGGATCATGGCAGCTTGTCGACTCATGTCACCGTAGTATACTGGTACAGTTTGTAAGGTACGATCGCCAGCGGCATCCTTGCCAAATTCTACTTGGAAGTTGGAAACCATGCGTACAAACTGCATGACAAATCGACGTATCTGGCCATCATAGGCAAATTGGACTGGCATTAGTTATCGGCTTTCGGTGTTAACACACGACTTAGTGGTTGACGCTCGTTGTGCGTGACACCATCTGCATCTGTGTAGGTTGTTGTGTTATTTACATAGGTCATGCGTTGTGTCTTATTATCTGTGCCCGGAGTTAGAGAGGTTCTCACAGCATCTTCTACACGGGCCCAGTGGCGTCCCGAATATCTAAACAGGCGATTGGGCAGGTAGTCCAGACGTAAGAAATAGTCTCCTTCGCTGGGATTGGCAGGGAAAGCTACACCGGCACCAGTGGTAAGGCCATTGGGTGCAATGCCATCTCCGGTCAGGTAACCAGATACTTTACGTAACGGACTAGACACGCCAGAATCTGCGGTTGGTGCAGTATTGCCTGCTAATATACTAGTATTATCAGCTGTGATAGGAGCGCCAATTGGATCCGACTCGGTGTTGGTAGTAGGCAAAGTATATATGGGACCGGTGTCGTATCCGGATTTGGGTACATCAATCTCGGCCTGTGTGACAATGCTTTGATTGATGTCCAGGAATTTATCGTAGGTGCTGAGAATTTGACCCACTGGGGTATCGGTGGTTTCTCCAGCGGCAATGTTGTCCAGGATGTCTTTGTATTCTTGCGAATCTACCAGTGGATTGAGTTTGACACGCCATAAATGGGGCCACCAAGTGGGACTGAATCCTTCGCTGGCAAATGATGCATCGCCTACCACATAATAACGTTTGAGTGCTGCAGGTAAATCTGCGTCAAGTGCATCATAATCTTTTAAGTGTTGTAATTCTAACACGTCGCCGGCCATGAGTTTACGACCAATTTGATCTACCATGTCACGTAAATGAAACACCATGAATATGGTGCCAGTCTGTAAAAATAATCCAAACTGACTGAGATCAAAATCTTGGTCAGCACGCTGATAGATACCACGCATTTTATACACGTCGCGATCGTATTTTCTATCACGATTTTCCAACCATAATAGATCTTGGATGTTTTGCTCGCTCTGATTGGCGTAACTGGGACGACTGGCATCTGTACTGAACCCAATGGTTGTGCCTGTGGCCACGGCCATAGTGGTCAAGATATTCAACGTGACCGTGGTTGATGTTTTACTGGATACTTGTGCTCCGGTGGGAATTCCTGTACCAAACACAAAATCGTTGACATTGATGCCAGTGGTATTAGAAAATGTTAAAGTAAATCCAGCACTGGCCTGAGCAGCACTGGTGGCTTTGTTGACACCTTGCGTGTTGACACCCAGATACTTGTTTACTAAAATGCCAGTGCCGCCAATGGTAAACATCTCGGATATGCGACGATCCATGAACTTGTAATCGTTTGAGTGTTTTCCATCTTGCCAAAGGCTTAAACGTGGCATACTTGGTCCTTTATAGTATATTTATCGTGCTTGACCCAGTATTCCTAAAATGCTATAATGTGGGTATGCAACATGATCTTGAACTCAAACGCCGCATAGATGAAGCATTTTTTAGCATTGTGCAACTGCCGCCCGGTCAGCGTGAAGATCTGCGTCGTATGTGGCGCCATTGTCGAGACTTATGGACACAAATGGATATAGAACTGGTAAACTGTCGTAAAGGCAACAAAAAAACTCCCAAATATGCTGATCTAGAAAACCAGTGTGTACAGACTTTGGAAACCCTGGAGGGCTATATTACATGGGGTCATCTCAGCGGTTGACTAAATATTCCCAAAATAGTATAATACAGTATTAGTCAAGGAGTCTACATGGGTATCAAGGTAAATGGTAAAACAGTAAAAGCCAAGGTTAGAGCTACTCGCAATGCCTTGTTTGGCGATGAAAAATATACCGGCACAGAACCGGTCTGGGACACAGAACGAGCCCGTGCCATGGATGATGCTACATTCGACAATCATCTAAGAAAGAGTTTTTATTATTACAACTACTACTTCACACAAAAAGACACCAAAAAATATGTCACAGAGTGGATGAAGAACAGTCACGAATTTACCAAAGAAGAAATCCGAGCATTTGAGCGTAGTGCTGATCGTAGTGTGCCCATGACTGTGCATGGACTGATCATGGCACATCGTGTTGGTATGCCTTTGTTGCCACGACATATTGCTTTTATAGACACAGAGATAGAAAAAGCAATCACCCGCGGTGATGTAGACATTGTGGAAGAAGTAGCAACAGAAGAAAAACCCAAAGTACATGTGCCAACCATACAAGACAGGCTCAACGAAAAAACAGCCGAAGTCATTGGTGAACTAGAAGGGCACTACGATGAGTTTATAGCCAATCCCAAATACACGTTCAAGCCCTATGACTTTTTGACTGCCAACAATGTGCCTCAAAGC